TCAAAAACCTCCGAACTTTCCTAGATTCACTAGTACTATACTTGTATTGGTCGAATGGAACGTTCAACCATTTCCGGAAAGGATTCCGGTGGGAAGCTCTTGGCACAGGAGCTTCTTATGGATAAATTTTTTGTGCATGCCGAAACAAGGTGTTTCGGAAGCGGTGTATTTCGCACCCCGGGGACGCTGCTTCAAGCAGAGCGTTCACGAATGGGGTTCAATTTATGGATCTCATTGATTAGAGCGCAGGCACAGGTATTGTTTTTTCACAAAGCGAAAGCCGATGTGATTATGCAATTTCTCGAAGATATGTTTGTTTTCATGTGCGATGGTTCCCCTACGGGAGTTCCTACATATGGTTACGTTTATTTCTACGATTTGTGCAAATACCTCTGTGTGTGTCATAAAGCACACTTGGTAGCGCGGCGGGGGGCCGATTTTAAGAGGGTAACTTCTGATCTCAGTCCTCCGTTTAGGGGTCGAGTACTTAAATACTCGGGTTCGAGTTTTGGGAGATGGGCGAAAGCTCGTTTTCTCTCGATTATACCTGAGAATGTCTCACTGTGGGACTCATTCTTTAAGGCAAAAGCCAGCTGTAATATAATTGACAGCGCGGTTCAGCTAAAAAGTTTGATCTCACATTCTGGGAAAATCTCGACCTCAACTCCATGTTCAGACCGTCTCGTAGATGAGGCTATCGAATGCATACGTCCTTTATTGGAAGAATTGGCGGAGAAGCTGGGTGAACAATTGTCCACCGAAGAATTCGACAAAATTTCTAATTTAAGCGTACCGCAGATGAAGGCTTGCTATGAGAACCCAATCAAGTTTGGGGGTACATTAGGACACCTCGTGAATGAGCTATTACCATGCCATTCAGTACCAGCAGAACCGGAAGGTGAGAGACTAATTGGTTTCTATCTTGAATGCCTATGCTGTGAAGAAAAGATATCCAAAGACAATATCGATGCAGATCCTCTGTATTGCTGTCATGTTTGCGGAATGTCCGTTCTAGACACCCACAACGATAAGTTCGGTGTCGAATCGCAGTACAATTGGCTCCAAGAGTGGGAACCCAAAGATGTTAATTTCGCCTTCCATACCGCAGGTGTCGGGACCACTAACATGGACTATAGTCTTCGTAAGGCTGGCTTGGGGAGTGACGCCGTCACCGAACCCGAGATTGATTCCGTCGTGTATCACAGTAAAGTGACACAAGATGGGGCTAATCACGAGTTTAAAGTCGACGCCACTGTCAGTCATACGGAATTAAGGGCAGGTTTCATAAATAATTTGTTTGAAGCTGCAAGCCCATTTATAAACGGCCAATACGACGATAAAGGTAACTTAGGTTTTCCTAGAATTAAATGCAAAGTTGTTGGTATCCTAGAGCCTCTTAAGGTTCGGATTATTACGAAGGGTGAGGCAATACCTTACTACATTTCGACAATCTACCAAAAAGCACTCGCGTCAATAATTAAGAACTACCCCTGTTTTCGTCTCTTAGGGCGCACCGTTTCGCCTACAGACCTATACGATATTGCTAATAACCTCCCTAAATGGGACACGGAGGGCAATTTTGGATGGGCATCATCTGATTTTACAGGTGCCTCAGACGGATCACATCAAAATATCAACGATGCAATTCTCAAAATTTTGGTTTCTAAAATTGATTCCAGATTGGCCAATGTCGTCACTGCTTGCAATGCCCCGCATGAAGTAGAGTACTCTACGCCGTCGCCCATTGATTATCTGCATTATTTGCTCGACCAAGGGAACATAACTAGTGAAACATGTTATTACATGCTACGTTTATTTGATCCAGTAACTCCGAGCTCGATATACCAGAAGTATCTAAAGAAGCACAAATTGCTCATTGGTGAGTACAAAAAGCTGCCGAAAGTCGTAATACAAAAACAGGGAACGTTGATGGGTTCTAAGACCTCATTTCCTCTCCTAAGTATATACGTCCTATTAGCGCACGTCATGAACCTCCGAAGGCTAGGTGATCATCGCCCCCTTTGGTCTTTAATGGAAGGCGTCCTCATTAATGGAGACGACCGTTTGACGATTAGTACATCATCGACAGAGAAAAATTTCGCAACAACTTGCATAGAGCTGGGCATGTCATTGTCTCCCGGGAAGTCTTTTTGGCACGAAACATTCGCCAACATTAATTCTAAAAATTATATTTTTGACTTCGCCAAGAACATCTTGAGGCTTAACGGCGTTCCGTATCATGTGCCGTTCGGCTGGGATAAAATTAGTTCCCGTTCCAAGACATGTCCAAAATTTGTTCCTTATTTGAACATTTCGCTCGTAAACGATCAGCGTAAAGTTGCTAAAGTCGCAGAAGAAAAGATTGAAGGTCCACGGCATATCGCTGTGATAAATCCCATTCTCGAATCATGCTACAGCAACAAACAACAGATCGCAGTTCTTGCCTATTACCTTGAGCGCTGGTCCCCAGCGCTCAGGAAGGAGTGTATCGGTCGAAACCTTTTCGTTTCGCACGGGCTCGGTGGATGGGGGGTGGTTCCCCCTGTTAGCTGGGT